TGACTTTATGGAGTCTCGTAGATCCGAAAGAGAAGGTAAAGGTTCTCCAGAATCTCCCCTTTCATATCCTGGTAGAGCAATCAAAAAAGAAAGAGGTGAAAAAGGAGGTCGTCATCAATACAGTGGCAGTGTTGAATATGGTGGAGCTGCTGCCGAAAGAGGTGTAAAGAAAAAATCTCCATATTCACAACATCAACGTCTTAGAAATCTAAGTAATTATCCAGAAAAACCAGGAAAGTATTCTGAAAAACTTAGAAAGAAAACCGATTTAGGAAGTCGTTTTGACTAAATAAGATTGTCGAGTTCTATGTATTCTTATGTCTGCCCTAGTCGCCTGGTGTCTTGCTAATCAAGCTTTGATTGCAACAGTATTGTTTGCAGTTTCAGAAGCACTTGGAGCAAACCCCAAAGTAAAATCAAACGGTCTTCTTTCACTCATTCTCCTTCAAGTACAAGGACAATTGAAGGCAAGGGGTGGCAAAGATCTAACACCATAATTCTAAAGGACTCTTACGAGTCCTTTTTTATAAATAAATATTAGAAGATTATTGGAGTAAAAGATGTCTCTTTACGGAAGAACCGACTCAAACGCAAATAAAACAAAAGCAGAACGTGGTGTTGCAACATCATCAATTACACCTACTATTGTTTTTGTTTCTGAGTCAGAAGCACTACTAAGTGAAAACCGCAAGCGGGGCATCGATGGTCCTGGTTGGTGGTCACATCACACCTATACTGATGTTTCAGGAGCAACACGTCATAAGGTAGAAAAACTAGTTGCCCTAGCTAATGCGGATGAAACAGAAACTCAAGATGATGACACCATCGCAGCAGACGTAACATCCACAATCACCATTACTACACAACCAACAAACCAGACAACTGCTTCTGGCGGTGCTACATTCACTGTCGCTGCTACAGCTACTGTTGGATCTGTCACCTTCCAGTGGCAGAAGAGATCAACTTCTGCTGGTAGATTCTTCAATGTCTCTGGTGCTACAAGTGCCTCACTTGTCCTCACTGGACAGACATCCTCAGCTGATGGTAATGAGTATCGTGTCAAACTCACCTCCACCGCTGGTGCTACTGAAGTAATTTCTAACGAGGTTACCCTTACATTCGGAACATAATAAGTCATGAGATTTGACGAATTGAATGCAAATAATTACATTCTCTTCGCCATCAAACATTATGAAAATCCTCAATGCGTAACGCAAGAAGATTTCAATGAAGATATGAAACGTTTCAAGTACCTCAAGAGATTATTCAAGAGGTACTTCAAGACTGGAGAAATCAGAATTCATCTGATTATAAATCATATCATTATATTGTATAATGTTTTTGGTGAAGCAGCTACATCCCTACTTTTCTTCAAATTAGAAAGAGAGTATTGGTCTGCACTAAAAACATTTTTGATATTTTTGAATAAATATCCTGTAGGGTTCTTACCCACATTAGACATAGAAGATGAAATCCAAGAGGAGCTAGACAAAATATGACTGTCATGACAACTGGTACTGGTGGATTTAGTAGTGCTGCTGTAGAAACAGGTCCAGTGGCAGGTCTTGATCCGCTTTTGGATTTTAGAAGGAAACTTGCTAGATCAATCAAAGATCATCCTTACGCACAACAATACAAACAAAAACGTCAAAAAGCAAAAAAAATCAGAGAAGAAATCGATAGACATAATCATCAAACTGCACATCTATATCAATATAAAATAAATATTCCCACGGTCGGAGAGACAATTATTTTTGGATCTTCTGAAGCAGAACTTAGAATGAAACTAAGACTGTTAGTCAATCCAAGATATCAAGGAAATATTTCAATCGAAAGAATCTTCCCTTCAGACGCAGGTAAATTCTACAACAACAAAAGAATCAAAGCATATAAAAATTTGCCAGAGGCAACAATGATGAAAAAAGAAGCAGACCCTGCTGAGAAGGAAGCTGCCGCTGCTCAAGATGCAATGGCGAAAAAATCTGAGGCTATGAAATCTCAGGCTGCCGCACAACAAGTACAAGCAAAAATTGCAATTGAGAAGAAAAAAATTGAACTCAAAAAGCAAGAAATGCAAAAAGCATTGATGATGAAAATTTCTGCAATGAAAAAAGGTGCTTCTGCAGGCACAGTTCCAGTCGCAACAGAATCTGTTATTCATGAATCTTCTGGTGGTAATATTGATCTTATCAAAAAGATTGCTGATAGTAACCAACCAGGAAGCATCCAATTTTTGAACGGTGAAAAGTTTCAAATTCAACCAGCTATCGCGCAGAAAATTTTCCAAGCATATGAGTCGTTGGGTATGCAAAAGAATAAAGCGAAATTTAGTAATGCTGCAAATGAAACCGCGACTTCATTCCAAAAAATTCTAACATTCGTAGGAGCAGCGGGTTAGTTATGTTTGGGTCTAATCAAAGGGTAGAAGTCAGTGTCCTGGAAAGTAAATTTGAAATTTATGAAGAACTCTCTAAGCAGATGTTAGAGAAGTTAGAACGTGCTGTCGATAAAATTTCTGAAGGTAATTCTAGTATTGCTCAAATTCTGGCTAAGCACGAAGAAAGATTGATGAGTGCAGACAGGGCAGATGCTTTGCTTGTAAAAATGATTGAAGAATTGAAAGTTCAAAGCAAAGAAGATGAATCTTACCTGTCAGGTAGAATTGAAACACTTACAAAACGTATAGATGATCTTGCTAAATTTAGATGGATCAGCGTAGGAGTAGCAACTGCTGCCGTGGTAGTTATCGGATCTGCTAGTTTCTTTGGAAACATGTTGACAGTGGGTTCAAGTCCTGCTAAAGTATCTACTGGAGAACAGCAAACCACAGTTAGATAATGAGCATTGATACAATGTACGCAGATCTTGTTGGATCAAGACTGCAAAAATTTTCATGCACACGAGCAGGTGTGTACAATTTCAGATGTCCTTACTGTGGGGACTCTCAAAAATATAAAAATAAAGCACGAGGATATCTTTTTCTAAAGAAAAATGATCTTGTGTATAAGTGTCATAACTGTGGTATAGGAACTTCGTTTGGAAAGTTTCTAAAAGACCAAGCTCCTGATCTATATGACGAGTATGTCATGGAGAGATACAAGCTTGGGTTGACAGGTAAAGGTAGAAATGTTGCAGATCCAGATTTCAAAACAAAGACTCCAGTATTTGTATCAAGGCCGACAGGTCTCAAGACAATTGATGACCTAAATAATTCTCACCCAGCAAAAAAATATCTTTTGGAAAGACAAATACCAGAAGAAGCACTAAAACGTTTATACTACGTTGATAGATTCCAAACTTGGGTAAACACACAAAAGAAAACTTTTCCAGATACCAATCACGATCATGCTCGTATCATTATTCCACTTATTGATGCTGATAAAAACTGGTTTGGATTTCAGGGGAGGTCCTTGAATCCTAAAGATACGATGCGCTACATTACTATCATGCTTGATGATAGTAAACCAAAACTATTTGGATTGGATAAAATAGATGGAAAGAAAACAGTTTACGTCACTGAAGGACCATTCGATTCACTCTTCATTTGTAACTCAGTTGCTATGTGTGGAGCTGATGTGGATCTCAGTAAGTGGGGTATTGAGAATCCTATTTGGATCTATGACAACGAACCACGCAATCAGCAAATTGTATCAAGAATTTCTCGTGTTATTGATATGGGACAAAAAGTTGTCATTTGGCCTTCAGCAATAAAAGAGAAAGACATCAATGAGATGGTACTTTCTGGACGAGACGTACAAAGTATAGTAGAATCTAATGTCTACACTGGATTAGAAGCAACAGTAAAACTTTCATTTTGGAAAAAAGTATGAGTAACGGTATCAAGGTTGTAAAACGTAATGGCAATAGTGAGAAGATTGATCTCGATAAAGTGCATAAGATGGTAGAACATGCATGTCTAGGACTTGCAAATGTATCTGCATCTCAAGTTGAGATGAATTCAGGACTACAATTTTTTGATGGCATCAAAACAAGTGATATTCAAGAGATTCTAATTCGCTCTGCTAATGATCTTATTTCTCTAGACAATCCAAATTATCAATTTGTGGCAGCACGTTTACTCTTGTTCGGTCTTCGTAAGAATGTTTATGGTGACCACCCTGATAATCATCCTTCTATTTTGAAGCATGTATTTACTTGCACCGAAAGGGGCGTATATGATAAAGCAATTATTTCTAAATATACTGAAGCAGAATGGTCACAAATTGATACGTGGATTGATCATCACCGTGACTATTTGTTTACTTATGCAGGTCTACGTCAGGTCGTTGATAAATATCTCGTGCAGGATAGAAGTACTGGTGAGGTCTTTGAGACCCCACAATTTATGTACATGATGATTGCTGTGACTTTGTTCGCTGAATATAAAACACAAAATAGGCTTGAATATGTCAAACGATACTACGACGCAATCTCAAAGCACAAAATCAACATTCCAACTCCCATCATGGCAGGAGTTAGAACACCTCTCAGACAATTTGCAAGCTGTGTTCTTGTTGATGTTGATGACACCCTCGACGGCATCTTTAGCAGTGACATGGCTATTGGTAGGTATGTTGCTCAGAGGGCAGGCATTGGTATCAACGCGGGTCGAATCCGTGGTATCAACAGTAAAATTAGAGGCGGAGAGGTTACCCATACTGGCGTTGTACCATTCCTCAAAAAATTTGAGGCAACTGTCCGATGCTGCACTCAAAATGGCATCCGAGGTGGATCTGCTACGGTACACTTTCCAATCTGGCACCAGGAAATAGAAGATATTTTGGTGCTCAAAAATAATAAAGGCACAGAGGATAACCGTGTTAGGAAACTTGATTATTCGATTCAAACTAGTAAGTTGTTCTATGAAAGGTTTATTCAAAATCAAACCATTTCGCTTTTTTCACCTCATGATGTTCCTGGTTTGTCTGAGAGTTTTGGGACCAGTGACTTTGATGATCTATACTGCCAGTATGAGTCAGACGATTCTATCCCCCGCAAAACAGTCAGTGCCCAAGAACTAACTCTTGACCTTCTGAAAGAGAGAGCAGAAACTGGTCGCATCTATATCATGAACATTGACCACTGCAACTCCCATTCATCCTTCAAGGATAAAGTTTGGATGAGTAATCTCTGCCAAGAAATCACTCTCCCCACGAAACCAATCCAGCATATTGATGATGAAGATGGCGAAATTGCATTGTGCATTTTGTCGGCAATCAACGTTGGTAGGTTGAAGGATCTAGATGATCTAGAAGATCTGTGTGACCTTGCTGTACGCGGTCTGGATGCCCTTATCGACTATCAGGGGTATCCAATCAAAGCTGCTGCTCTAAAGACTCCTAGGAGGCGTTCTCTGGGCATTGGGTACATTGGATTGGCGCATTACCTAGCACGTCAAGGAGAACGCTATAACGATCCTGGGGCATGGCAACTCGTCCATGATCTCACTGAAGCATTCCAATATTACCTACTCAAGGCTTCTAATACCCTTGCAAAGGAATATGGACCATGTGAATATTTTGATCGTACTAAGTATTCTGATGGGATCCTTCCCATTGATACATATAAACGTGAAGTCGATCAAATTGTACCTAATATTTTGAAATATGATTGGGAAGGTTTACGTTCCGAGATTCTTGCACATGGACTACGACATAGTACATTGTCCGCACAGATGCCATCGGAGAGCAGTTCCGTTGTGTCAAATGAAACAAATGGAATCGAACCACCTCGTGATTACTTGTCCATCAAGAAGAGTAAGAAAGGTCCACTCAAGCAGATTGTTCCTCAATACTCGACTCTCAAAAATAATTATACTCTTCTTTGGGACATGCCTAGTAATGATGGTTATATCAAAATTGTTTCAGTAATGCAAAAGTTTTTTGATCAATCAATTAGTGGTAACTGGAGTTATAATCCAGAACATTATGCTGATGATGAAGTGCCAGTGAGTGTGATGGCACAAGATTTCCTCAATACTTACAAGTATGGATGGAAAACTTCTTACTATCAAAATACTTATGACAATAAAAAAGATATTGACGTTGAAGAAAACATCCGTCAAGGGATTGAACTTGACAAACTTATCCAAGGCATTCTAGAATCGGAGGAAGACGACTGTGACAGTTGCAAAGTCTGAGGTATCACGTATGACAGTATTCAACAAAAATAAAGTGAATACCAAAAAACAACCTATGTTTTTTGGACAACCTTTGGGAGTTCAACGTTATGATGGATTCAAATATCCAGTGTTCGATAAACTCACTCAACAACAACTGGGTTATTTCTGGAGACCTGAAGAAGTTTCTCTACAAAAGGATCGTGCAGACTACCAAAAATTGACTCCAGAACAAAGGCATATTTTTACTAGTAACTTGAAGTATCAGATTATGCTTGATTCTGTGCAGGGTCGCGGTCCTGGTATGGCATTCATTCCCTACTGCTCACTGCCCGAACTAGAGGCATGTATGGAGGTGTGGGGTTTCATGGAAATGATTCACTCACGTTCTTACACATATATCATCAAGAATGTATATCCAGATCCATCCGAAGTTTTTGATACTATCTTGGATGATGAACGTATCATTGAAAGATCTACATCGGTAACAGAAGCTTATGATGACTTCATTCACTCTGCACAGGAGTATGGTAATTCAACTACCTGGCAGTTTGCCCAGGAGGGTGTGCCGAACGCCAGATACGACCGATATGAACTGAAGAGAAAACTTTATCGTGCAGTTGCCAATGTCAATATTCTTGAGGGTATTCGTTTCTATGTTAGTTTCGCTTGCTCTTTCGCATTTGGCGAAAACAAACTTATGGAAGGATCCGCAAAAATCCTTTCACTCATTTCCCGAGATGAAAACCAGCACCTTGTTATCACACAGAACATCCTGAATAAATGGAAAGATGGTGATGACTTGGAGATGCAAAGGATTGCAATGGAGGAAGAAGAATATGTAGTCAACATGTTCAAGAAAACTGTAGATGAAGAGAAGTCTTGGGCAGGGTATTTGTTCAAAGATGGATCTATGATTGGCTTGAATGAAAAACTACTAAATCAATATGTTGAATGGATTGCTAACCGTCGTTTGAAATCAATTGGTCTAACTCCTTTGTATGATGTATCGGCAAAGAACAATCCACTTCCTTGGACAGAGCACTGGCTCAACTCTAAAGGTCAACAAAATGCCCCACAAGAAACGGAGATAGAAAGTTATGTCATCGGAGGAATCAAACAAGATCTCAAATCAGACGCCTTCGCAGGATTCTCCCTATAAGGAAGATGACTGGTATGAACGTTTGTATAATGATCTTCTAGACACATATAATGACAACACAGATAATGAAAATTTTTGGGATATGTGGGATAAAGAGTATGCTCTTCGGCAATTACGCCGCCGTTTAGAGCTTGACGAAGATAAATAATTATGGTAGCATATACTACTAATCGTTCATTCGCTATTCGCAAATAGCGAACGCAAGTAAGCCGACTCGGAACGGATCGTTCATCTATGGAAATCATTCTCTGGACTTGTGTGGAAGCTCAAAAGCTTATCAATAATGTTCGCACTTCAAAAATGCCAAACAATATAAAAGCAGAGCTCATCCAAATTCATATAGAACACTCGCCAAAGACTTGTAAATTTACCATAGACGCAAAAGCCGACTGAAGGAACGGGACTAATCATCTCATTTCTTTAGGAGAAAACTAATGTCGAAAGTCGTATACCGTGGTGTCGAATATGATACCGTACAGCGCCGTCAAGCACAGGCACAAGTACAACAACAACCTCAACAATACAATGAGACCTACCGTGGGGTCAAATTTGTAAAAGAGGGGAAGCAGTGATGACAGCAACCTATCGTGGTGTGAAGTATAATACTCACACTCCAAAACTGCAGTACCGTAAGTGGTATGCAGAAACACATGCTCCATCGCATCCATCAAACACATATCGTGGTGTTGCTTATCGTCCTTGTAACAACTGGAACTGGGAGGAAAAGCAATGAAAAAACTCAACTTCCTACAATTGATCAAGGAACAAAAGCAAAAAGAGGAGCGTCGTTATCAAGCACAACTAGCACAACTAGTGGGAGCAAAATAATGATACAAACTATCATCTCCCTAACTGCTGCAACAGCTCTAGGAACAGTCTTACTTTCAACTTATATTCAATGGTTGTATAAGTATTGA